ACGGCTTGGCCTCCCTCGCTTTGAGCATTGCGTCGGCTAGTTGATAGGTGGCTTTGGAAATAGCATTAACATCCCAAGACTCGTATACTTTCCACGCTACTGGCAACGCCGCCGCCGCGAAGTAGTCACGCAGGGTCATGCCATCGTTGTGCTGTACTCCGACTGGTGTTGGAAACGCTGGCCCGTCGTTGATTGGTGCGCTCACGGCTTGGCCTCCTTGGCTTTGCGCCCTTGATCTTTGCGCAACGCATCTCGCGCAGCGTCACCTTCTGATCCATGACAATAGCAGTTTGAAACTGTATATTCGTACCAAGTAAGAGCTTCCTCCAACCGCTTGATGCGGTCTTGTAACCCACGCACAACAACCACTCCCTGCTCGATTTCGTCTGTTCCAAGCAATTCTCGGAACTCTTCGCGGAGGCTGACTCTTTGATCGGCTTGAAGCCGTGCGGTGTTACGCTCTGCAACGAGCAATCGAATTCGGTCGTGGGCATCAGCCAGTTCGTGTTCTGCGTCCAGCAAGTACGCCTGAGCTGACTGGAGTGGGGTCATAATTTCTTTTGGTTTCATAGATACAAAATTTATTGAGCGTTATCTCGGAATGCGCTCCCCTCCGTGATGCGGTTCAGAACGGCTTCGGATCAAGATCGTCGCCATCGACCTCGGCAATCGGAACCTCGCGCATGTTCTTGATGCGGAGCGTCTTCTTCGTCTCGCCGTTGACCATATACTCCTCAAAGCGAGTGGTGATGAGCAACTCCAAGCCGGTCATTGACTTCAAGAACGCCGCGTAGCTGCCCTTGACGCCAAGGAAGTCGTACTCGGTTCCATCTGGAACATTGTGCTTCGTCGCTGCAACCAACTGATTGACGCGAAACCAGACATTCTCCTGATTGATCATTCGGTCAGTGATGGATGCACCATCTTCAGTCTTGAATGTTACCTTGCATACTTCGCGGCCCTTCGCATCGAGGGTTTCCTCTATCTTAGAGACGGTAACGGTGTAGTCACCTTCGGCGTTGATGTAGCTGCCTCCGGCGTCTTGGCGGTTTACTTTGAACATAATTTATTCGGTGGTTAGTTTTCGGATTTATTCAAGACCCACTTAGGGCAAGAAAGGGTTTGTGTCGCTGTTGGATAGGCTGGCCAACTGTCCAGTGCGCGGCATTCGTGCAGCGTCGAGATTGCTTTGCGTCGCAGATTCGCGCCAGCCTGAAGCCATTCGGCATCCAGTCGATAGATGGCGACAGCGTACGGAGCCTTACGCTCGACCGCTACGAAGATGAAGCTATCAGCGCCAGTCATCTCCAAATAGTGCGCGGCCTGAATGTGATAGCCGAACGATGCGATGGTTCGAAGGAATGCCTCGGGCGATGCGTCGTCGGTCGTCTTGATGTCAACGAGCGTATGACCTTCGATCCACAGATCGGGACGTGCTTTGAGGGCAATGCCGGTTTCTTCGTCCTGAGCGAAGACACTCGCCTCGATCTTGTGCGGCAGATGAATGATGTCCCAGAAGGGATGGCGACGGACACTGTTGGCCACACCTTGCACATCGATGTCTTCAGCGTGAGTCAGGTGGATGCGGCTCTTGTGCTGCTCTTTCCACGCTTTGCCCTCCTTCGTACGTCCATCGATGTCCGGCGGAATAACGGCGACAACTTGCGAGTAGAGTTGCGGCTCCAATACAGCGGTATGAATCGCCGTACCCATCTGCATGGCCTTGCTCGGCTCCTGATGCTCCTCTAGCGCGGCTTTGTAATGCGCCGGGGACTTAAGGATCTTCGACATCATCGACTTAGAGAGAGCATCAACGGCGTGATACTTCTCCGCTGGCATGTCGAGATTGACGTGTTGGTTGAGAATGCTCATTCGGTGGGCGGGTTAGCGAACGCGGTTGCTTTGGTAATGAAACCACTCGCATCAGCGAGGATCATGTTGGCCACCTTGGTGGATACATCGCGGAAGTTCTGGCCTTCCTTGATCAAGTTCTTGCTGACGAGGAACGCGTTGGCGATGTCAGAATGTGGCTCAAGGATCTGCTCTAGCTTTTCAACGAGCGAGAAGGCCGGTTCCGGCGTCACGTTGACCGTCTGGCGCGTCGTGGCGGTGATGGTGGGTGTTGACGGCGAGGAGGAGAAGTCGGCCACTTCCTCGGGCGTGTAACGGCCTTGCGTGATTCGCGGATCGAGCATGCGCGTCGCCTTAGAGATGACACGCGCTCGCAGCATCTCGGCGGGAAACTTTGCCCAGCCACTGCCAGCTTTCGCGGGGAGTAATCCGGCCAGCTTCGCGTCGTCGGAGGTGAACGATACGCGGACCTTCTTCACGCCCTTTGAGAAGTCGGCGATGGCGGCGATGGCGTCGAACTGCACCCAGTCGATATCCCATCCGGCGGTCATCAGGCCAGAGAGCATCGATTCGCTCTTCATGGTGATGTTGCCGTTGATCAAGTGGTTCTCGCGCTTCCAGCTCAGCGGAGTCATTCGGCTGGCGATGCATTCCAAAGCTAGGACATAGCCCTGCTCTGGCTTGACGCATCCAAACATGCCGGAGTGTGCGATCCAGTCGCCCATCGTTTTTACCGCGTCCATCGGACTGTCGATCCTGTCATAGAAGTCAGGACTAGACGGTTGCGTTTGCGTTGTCGGAACTAGGTTGCTCATTTGTATTCTCTTGTTGTTTCTTTGTTTTTCTTGCGTATGGGTTCACTGCTCCGGTTGTCGCTCGACTCGTCAGAATCGCGGCGATGTCGGACTCGGTGAACAAGATTCGTCGGCCAATCCTTCTATGCTGGACGCCGTCATGGCGCACGATCCGCCGTAGCGTTTCGGTGCATATCTGGAGCATCTCTGCTGTGGCCTTGGCTGTATAAACTTTCACTTGGAAAAAATCGACAGCGTTCGGGTGTTAACTTGGGAAACCACTGAGTAAAACCCGTGACGAGTTCTCCTCGCCCTCTAATCCCGAACGCTGAAAAGGGGCTGCAATCAGGTGTTCAGTCACGGGCGAAAATCCACTAACACCCTGTCGCGAGTTCCCTTCGCGCTCTAAGTCTGATTGCAGAAAATTGGTCATTGTTGCGGACGTAGCTTCGCAGTTGTCTCAAGTCGTTGCAAGAGGATATTCGAAAACTTTTCGACCTAGCCGCTCCTCGATTCTCTGAAGGTAGGCCACTTGCTCCGGTGTTCCGTTTACGCCGCTGCCATTGAGGAACGTGATACGCTGATCCATCAGGTGGTCCTTGCGCCGCTGCCATTCCTTGTCTGACTCGCCATCGTGGCGGTAGATCGTGTACGGGCCATGATGGAGTTCCAGAGTGTACTGCTCAGCGTTCGGATTGATGGGCGTTTTCTCTGGCTTCGGGCCAAAGCCTTCCCATGCGTTGTCGTCGTCATCGTCTTGGTAGGACGAACGCTTCAACGCTTCATCGATCTTGCGCTCATGCTCCTTCAAGGTTTTTTCAATCCTATCAACGCTCTCAGATATTCGCTTGAACATCGTGGCGGCTTTTTCCAACTGGTCTTTCAACACGGACGATTTTTCGGTTTCCATAACAATCGGTTATTTGTTGGCTAATTCAGGGAACAACTTGGCGAATTCCTCGGACAGTGATGGCCGGTCTGGTTCTGTTGGCTGATCTTCAGCCGCCGGTTCATCGGCCTTCTGCTTTCTCTTGCGCTGCTTCCCTTTGCGAAGCGCGTTGATAGCCTTCCAAATCTGGGCGATTTCGCGACGCAGGTCCGAGAACTTGCGCGACTCAAGATCCTTCTGAGCCTCCTCATCGGACGGCTTCCAATCGCAGCCATGCCAGACCCGATGGGTTCGATCAAAAACCAAGACCTGACTCTTGACGTTCCGCATCGAGCCAAACGCCCGATTAGCCTCGACCAACCCACCGCCAATCGTCTCGACAATGTGGGCCAACAACTCGGACTTCTCCGAATTCAGGTTGTGCCTCTTCGGCGGCATTTCTCGAAACGTCGAACGAAGCGTGGAGCCATTTGATAAGTAACTCATGGTGGAAAATAGATAAGTCTCTTTTGTCGTCTAGTCAACGTAAATCTACCAATGGCTCCTTCTAAGTTACCCTTGGTCTACCTAGC